ATTGCGCTTCGCCCTTGTAGTCTACCAAAAGTAATCATTTGACTTACATGATCCTTGCCATATTTACCCTTCAAATAATCTATAACATCATCACGCCTCTTTCCCGGAACGTCCATATCAATATCTGGTAGAGATACGTGACCATCAGTGTTTCGTCCAGCATTATAGAACCTTTCAAACAGAAGATCATATTCTACTGGGTCAATCTTTGTAATTCCAATTAAGTATGAGATTAAACAGCCAGCAGCAGAACCTCGCCCCGGACCAGCCAAGCACCCCATGTCATGCTCTACATGTCTAATGATGTCCTGAACAATGAGGAAGTAGCCAAATAGATTTGCATCTTTAATGACTTGTAGTTCTGAATTAAATCTATCTAGATATTTCTGTTTATCTTCTGGCTTCTTTACTTTACCAGTGTCAATAAGATGACGTTTCCAGCCTTCTCTGGCAAGCACCTTGAGGTAATCTTCTTCAGATAATCCTTCTGGACAATCGAACTTGGGAAGCATGGGAGGACTGAGTATGTCATAGTCTTCGCATACTTCGTATATATGTTGCAATTCTTTTGTTATTGCGACAGGTTGTATACATTTGTCATCGTGCGTAAAATATTCCGAAACTGTTTTATCAAGTTCGTTCTTGCGAAGTTGTTTTTGTATTTTAGGCAACGTCGTCTTTAGTGCTGAACACAATAAAACTCTGTGTAAACCGGCCTGCTTAGAATCAACATAATAGCTTGGCTGAATATCTTTGCTTGTGGCTATAAGATTATCTCTTGACATAATCTCTTGACAGAATTTTGTATTAACATTTCCATCCTCATCTAGAGATGACACTATTTCTATTAAGTCAAACCATCCATCTTTATTTCTAGCAAAGACTGTTGTGTTATCAAAGGAGCATCCAAGGATTGGCTTAACACCAACCTTCTTGCAAGCCTGAAAAAACGATACGCAACCAGAAATAGACTTGTAATCTGCAATACCACATGCTGGATAATCATTATCAGCACAAATCTTAGCAAGTTCATTTGGTTTTGAGAATCCTTTTAGCAAACTGTAATGTGTAAAATTACGCAACGGAAACCAGTGCATCAAATCTCCTCATTCAAATCTTGTTTACAACTAAGCTATTATAGCTTATTCAATCGTTTAGCGCAACTATTTTTGCGGCATTGGATGTTTTGTTGGCTCTTTGTCGCTAAGTCTAGGGCCATTACTCATCGGTATCATTTTTGGTTTTTGCATTTTTAATTTCCTCTTTATGTTCCATAAAATCAATCTCTAGCCTATGAACAAGTTTACTACCGGCGTGTCTATAGAAGCATGGTAAAAATCCATGTATGCACAGATAAATACCAGCCCTTATGCAATGATACCCATGACCTACCGCAAACAACCAGTGACTCCAGTAGGTCATTTTGTTTCTATCTAAGTGTTCAATCCATTTTTTCTTTAGCGTCATGATTACCAAGCCCTACAGGACCAATAGCGGGCTTTCCACTTTGGACCCGGATTATCACAGTTGTGTCTAGCCCTGAAGCTTTTTCTTCTCTTTGGATTGTCCTTCTTAATTTCCATATTAGGATCGCCAAAGTTTACTTTAACTACGTTGCCCTTGTCGTTTTTGACATACACGCTCATTTTCTTGGGGCCATCTGGAGTTCTAAAAGGCTTATTTAGTTTTACCTTGCGACCTTGATATTCTACGGCATAAGATTCTTCTTTTTCAGTTTCTCTTACGTCTGTATATTTCATGTAATCGTATGCTGACGCTACATGAGCTTCTGCCTTAGAAATATTATCTTGAACCCAAGCTTCAATTTCCATGTCTTCTGTCATCATATTGTATAGTTCCATAGCTTGAGTGGCAATTTTCTTGAGTTGCGATCTAGACATTCCACCCTCTCCACCTTCGCCAGACTGAGCCTTTTTCCAAGCTTCTGGGTCAGGTCTGTCTGGATCGCCTTTCTTGGCTGGCTTATAGTTTTTGCCTTCACGTTCTTTCTTTTTGCGAATATTTTCCCATAGGCCGGGGCGATCAGCTGCCACATCCCATTCTACTACGTCTTCACCAAAGTCAACATATTCTGCGTCAGCGGGAGCATAAAAATTATCTTCAGTAACTTCTTCTTCGTATCCATAGTCTTCAAAATATTTTTGAAAATCTGCTTGTGAAATCATATCTAAATCCTCAGAGGCTTTGCTTATGCAAACAGCTGCCCTTTGGTCCTGATCTTTGTATTCTTTTTTCATGGTTTCATCACCCATACAGCGAGAGATGAAAGCTTTTCTTTCTTCACCATTTTTTTTACTTGGAATTGGCATTTTGTTCTCCTACAGTTCTGATAGCCTGTTTTAGTATAATGTTTAATCTTTTTTCAGGAATTCTAGTCTTGAAATTTTCATATATTTCTTGAATCATAGGGTGTTCTGGATCTTGTTTAAGTTCCATCCATCCCAAGAAATAATTCCATATTCTGTCTTCTAAAGAAAGCCTATAAGGAACGCCATCTGGTCTTCCAAACCTATGCGCCCATTTAAATTCAGGCAAGCATATTGCCTTACCTCCATTTTGTCTAAATTTTTCATGTATGTACCCCTCTTCTCCTCCGAAGCCTTTAAATTCATCATTAAATCCCAGCCAGTTTTTTGTTTCACATGAAAAAGTTCCAAGCCCCATCATAGGAATTTCAAATGGCTTTCCTGCCTTCATGCTTTCGTTATCCGTTGCCCATTGTCCATACATATCTCCACCCCAAGTTTCCTTAAAGTGGGTAGCAAAGCTTACATTGTTATCATACAGCATCGGTCCAGATATAATATTTTTACAGTCTGGGTTTGTCTCGTAATATTTCATTAAGGATTCTATGCTACCAATGGGAAATAATACGTGACAATCCATTGAGATGCAATATTTGCCTTTTGCGTTTTTAAATATTTGATTTCTGGATGCTGTTGTTACTTTTTCTGTGTACGGTATATATCTTACCTTTTCTTTTAGCCAACCAACAAAAGATTGTATCTGTTTTCCATGCTTTCCCGATGGATTGTTGTCAATAATGATGATTTCCGTTGTTGGTTCTCTAGCAATTTTGTGATGCAATAATAATGATTGCACACTAAAGTAAACGCCGCTATAATCATCATATGTAGCCATTCCAATCGTGAGTTTTTTTTCCATATCTTCCTCTCTTTTTATCCGGGAGCCTCATAAAAACCTATATCAAAGCCAGTCCTTGTGCAATTTGCCAATGTTTTTTCCATTCCATGTTTTGCAAGGTGGCTCTCTATATACATACACATATTTTGATCTGTCCCCGGCCAGTTGTTTTTGCAAAAATGGCAGAGTTTTGTGCATTTCCAATTGCTTCTATCGCTAGAAATGGGCCTTGGGGCATCATTTTTCTGGATTTCCTGAAATCTCGCTCTAAGCATTTCTAGAAAATTCTTTTGATCAGACTTGTCAAAACACATCGAAAATGGGCCACCGTCTTTAATGAAGAATATCGACATAATAGCTTGTTTGTACTCAGGAAAAAGCTTAGATATGGCATAGTTGTACAATAAAAGTTGTGGATCTGAGCATAGTTTTTCATATGTCTTTTCTTCTCCTGTAGCCCAGTCTAGCCGTCTTCCAGTTTTCCAGTCGATTACTTCTATTGTATCGTCATCAACCTTCGTTACCAAGTCTATCGTTCCTTTAATGGCTAGTTGTCCCTGAATAATCTTTCCGTCTGGCATCTTGTATTCAAACTTGGCCCAGTCTTCTTCGATTGGTATATCGAAATGGGGTTCTGGTTCAATCACATTTCGTTGTCTTGGATCAAATTGTCCAGCGTTGTATTTTAATGTTTTCCATATCAAGTTGTGGCACATGTGTTTATCAGACATATCCCAAGAGTGTACCGATGTTCCAGTATAAAATTTAAAACTGGCATCTAAAAGTTGGTCGATTAATTCTTCCGACATCAAATCTGAGCGCTTGCACTTTACTTCCTTTAAGGCATCGTCTTTTATCTTGAGATATTTAACTCTGCCGTTTGCATCTTGGTCTGCCTTTTTTAATCCAGCCAAGCACTCCATTACCTTGTGAACAATAGTTCCCAGTTCAGCTTTCTTACCACTTACGGATTGATGTCCTAAAACATATGTAATAAAATACTGCATTTGACAATAATCATAGTTATTGTAACTCGATGATCTTACGTATGTGATTAGCATTAATTTCTCCAGATATGATTTATGAGCAATGTCTGTTCTTGTAGTTCTGATATGTTGTATTCCTGATTATCAATGATGTGGTCAAAGATATCCCAGTCAAAAACGTCTTGGTTCAAAGCTGACTCACATGGGTGAGTACTGTGCTTGGTGTCTCTAGTGAGCCTGATGACAAAACCTCCTGCATTTTTAATTGCATGTACTTCGTTTGGAAATCTCACATCTGGTATTATAGCAACGACAGATTGCTCTTCTTCAATTGTTTTCATGGTTCTGTCTAGCCATACTGTATCTTTAATCTCTCGCATAACGTTTGTTCCGAAATACTGTAAAAACTCTCTTGCTGTCATTCCATATTTTGTATAGGTATTTTTGTCTTCATCTGTTCCGTAAGCCTGCTTAGGCTCAAAATCAAAAAGGTCTACACAAATCATTTTAAGGTAATCTGCAAAGTGATGTATTTTGATGTATGGCCAAATGTTATATTCAGCATAAGAAACAAAATCTTCATCCCGCCTGAGCAAATCTAATACCCCCCAGCCACTAACATTGTTTTTATTAGTGGTTAAGATGTTTAATTGGCCATTATCGTCTACTCTGTAGTCTTGAACCATGCCCAAGCTCTTGAAGACATCTCCGCTAATAATGTTTGCGACAGTATTTTTTCCAGACTGCTTTCGTCCTGATATTCCTATAATTTTGGTCATTAAAAAGTTCCTTTGTTTGTAAGCAAAATGTGTTCTTTTATTTCCTTGGCGCTCATATCCCCAACATCTTTTTTGTTTAGTTTTGGAAATGTTAGTTTGTACATTCTTCCAAGCTGTCTTTGTATTTGTATTCTAGCCTCTTTGCCAGCTTGATCGTTGTCCATTAATACTATTATGTGCGTTACTGCTAACTTTCGCAACTTTTCTTCTTGTTGTTCTGATAACGTCTTCCCAAAAAGGCTTACGGCATTAGTTACTCCAGCTTCGTACATTTTCCAAACATCTCCCTGACCTTCCAGTAGATAAATGCACGATGTTCTACTAGCACACTCTTTTGCCCTGTGGTAATTGTACAGGTAATGCCTTTTCTCAAAACCTTTAGGATACAGTAAGAACTTTGGTATTCTATATTCTTTGATTGACCTTCCTATGTATCCAACTATTTTGCTACCTGTGTCGTTATGAATTGGTATAACGGAACGCTCTTTCATTTCTCCGTCCAATAAGCAGTCTCCGACATTAAAGTATTTCAATGTCTTTTTATTGAATCCTCTCGCCCAAAAGTATTCCGATGGAACACTTGTCTCAAAACGATCTGATATGTCCTGTTCTTCTGGTCGCTGATTATCGACGCGAAAGCTCTTTATTATGCTGTGAAAATCTTCTAGCGGATCTCCGTCTTCTATCACAACTGTTTCTAATTCTCTGTTGTGTGTTTTAATATTGAAGTGTGAAGATATCCAAGACATTACGTCTTTGAATCCAACTTCTTTACCAGCCTGTAATGATAACGCCCCCTGTATTAGTCCAAATATGTCGTTCTTATATTCATGCTGACAATCTCTTGTCCAGCACTTCCAAATGCCTTTTTCTACGGAAAATGAAAATGCCCTTGGGTTGTCGCTATTTTCGTGAACTGGACATGTAGAGTATATATTGTCTGAAAAGACTTCGTATTCAATCCCAAGCTTAGTCAAAACATTCTCTATATCTTTATTAAGCTTCTTCTTGATCTGTATCAGGCTCATCTAGTTTAATATCCTTTATCTTATCTTCGTCTATCAGCCCAGTGTCGCCAATCGGTTGATTTTTGAACTCGTTTCTAGTCTTAAGCTCTATTAATTTTGCGTGTGATCCTACCATATTCATATTAATATAGTCACCATCGTCTAGCCCAGCGCCGTGTCTAGACACAATGGGTACAAGTTTTCTGTTTCCAGCGTTGGGACCATCTTCTGCTAATTCTTCTGGAGACTTTGCCTTAAAAATACTGAACGAAGTACACAGCCAAATTAATCTATCTGATCCGCTTACTGCGTCAGTGCTTTCTTTTGTGATTCCATCTCTGTTTAATTGCACAAAGGATAGACAAGGTATGTCTAGCTTAACGCATAAGTTATGTAGAGAGGTAATTTGGAATCCTAATGCTTGATATTCCTGAATATTGTTTGTAATAGACGAGGATGACATAAGCTTGAGATAATCATATATGATGAGACATTCGTTTGTTTTGCCACTCTCGTCTGTTTTGACTTCTTGTACTATCCATCGCTTGATTAAATTCAAAATGCCCTCAAACGGCTTGCCAGCAACGCTGATGTAACTATATGGCACACTGTTAAGCTTTGCTACGCCCTCGTTTACTTTTGTTCGTTTCTCCTCATCATCAACGAATTTACCAGTTGCTATTTCATTAATGGTAACGCCACTAATATTTGCTAACAGTCGGTTTAAATGATCCTCTTTAGACATTTCTGTATCTAGTACAAGAACGGGAATACCTAATGAAGATACATTAAGGGCAACATTATCAGCGAACACTGATTTACCAACTTTGGGTCTTGCAGATACAAGGTCAACGCATTTTCGTCTAAGACCACCCCCAATGGCCTCGTCATATCTAGAGAATCCCGTGGGTATACCAATGATATCACATTTATTTTCCGATAAGAACTGGACATAATCTGCTACTCCTTCGCCAATCTTCTCTGGATTTTCGCCACCGTCATCCTCCCTAAGAAAATCTGTCACCGGATTTTCAAGCTTACCAATAATTTCATCTATGCTTTCGTCGCCCTTAACGCTATCCATATCGTTATGGATTTTCATGGTGAGCTTTTTGATCTTTCTTGCAAACTCAAACTTCTTAATCTGTGCTGCAAACTTGATAATATTATCTTTGTTTACTGGGAAGTCTAAAAGAGACTTGATGTATTTTAGTTCTTGCTTTGTATTAATTGTCTCAATGAGTTTGAGTTTTTCCGCAGAAGATAGAATTGATGCAATGTCTACAGACTTTTCTTCTAAGATGATATCTTCAAGACATTTGTATATAGCTTGATTGTTGATATTAACAAAGCTATCTGATGATATAAAGTCAGAAATGACTACGTAAGCATCTATGCCGTACTGCATTAAGCCAGCTAGAACTGCTCTTTCAGACCCTACATCAAATAGTTTTTCTTGTGTCAAAACATTACCCTATACATGAATCGCAGCGATAATACTCACCATAAACTAAATTTGATCTTACATTATTTGTCTTTCCACACACATGGCATTTGACGCTCTTGGTTTTGGGTTTGGCCCTATTTCTAGGAGTGATAGATGCATTGGGAGTTTCAATATGCCTGTCTTCTCCAGTGTCTTTCCAAGTATTGTGGCTTGCTTGAACCGCTTCTTTGCGCTTCTTATTTAGATTGTTTTGCTTTTTAACCTGAAAGTCTTCCGTTATGTTGTGTTCTGTGTCAATTTCTTGTGGTTGAGGATTAACACTAGTATTTATTTCTTTACCAGTCAGAGCTTCTAGTAAAGCTTTCCTTTGTTCGGAGTTTAATAGGTCTACAAATTCTTTCATGCTCATAGTCTTTTACCTTTCTCGGTTAATATGTCTGCTTTGCGCTTCAATTCATAAGCTTTGTCTGATAGACTTTGCATTCTTGCTTGCGCTATTTGCCTATAATGATCTATTGAATTGGCATATTCATTATCTACTATTATTAGTTGAATCTTAGCTTCGTGCTTTGTGTATGGGCCAAATTTATCACTATTTCTTGCCACCATTTTTTCCAACTGATCGGTGCATAGATCGTATACTATTTTTTGCCTTGTGAGTTGGTCGTTAATGTATGCGGCATAACCATACAACAAATCTGCATTATTAAAACAATCGTCTTTGCTTAGTTGTTTTAGCTCATCCATTGACATATCTGCCGCTGTCATGAACTCAGGCTTAAAATTGGCAAACTTTATATTTGTTGTATCAATGAAGTCGTCTAATTTTTCTACAAAACTTTCAATTGTTTCTTTGGCGGTTTTCAATTTGCAGTCTCCAGTACTCGTCTGTTTCAGAATATTTCAACGTAATCAAGTCAATGTTGTTCAACTCGCACCACTCTATTTTATCTTCATCCTTCGCTTTTGCCAACAAGAAATCCGCTTTTGTCTGATGAAAGAATGGGGTGAATTCATAATGTTGTTGGCCATGAACTTCTACAGCCAGCATTATTTGTGGTATATAAAAATCTAAGTATAAGACTCCCTTTCTGTGCCTTGGTGTGCTTCCCGGTAGCTTAACTTCTTCAAGTATCCTGTAGCTATGGAAGATAGTCTTCAAGAGCTTTCTTGCACGAACGTGGTACTTTGATCGCCTTCTTGTGTCGTTTGCGTCTACAGAATACTGTCTTAAATCCCAAGCGTAATCTCTTCCATTCAACCCCTTAACTTTCATTTTCTGGCCTATAAAAATAAATAAAGAGAATTACCCAAACAGACAATAGTCCAATAATCTTGAGCCACATATCATTTCTAATCATTATCTTTTTCTAAATCCCTAAAATCGTAAAAGTAAACTTCTTCATTTGATTCCGACACCCAGCGACTTCCAGAATGTTCGCAACTGTATTCTTTAGAGAATACTGACCAGTCTGGCTTTTTTTTGAATTGCCTGCTTATAAAACTTCCGCCGTCTACCCATAAAACTCTATTGTTTGGTTGCATAAAGTATTGACCGCCTTCACCTTCAAAGAAGTGTCCACACTTGTGACCAGCAGCCATTTCTCCGTAACCAGCTTTAAACTGTGGCCCAAAGCACCAGTCGATTGTAAATAGATATTTTCCTTTGTGCATAGAATGATCTTTTAGCATGATATTTGCTGCTCTGTTTTTTGTATATTCGTTAATGTTGCAGGAAGCATAATAACTCATACTATCCCAAAGTTCTAACCAGTCAAGATCATATTCTGTTCCACCAGAGTCATTAGATCTTAAATATTGTATTGGAACTCTTGCGTGTTGACTGCCATATTCAGTCATAATAGAAAACATAGCGCAACGTTGAGGTATGCTGGTAAAAGAAAATGCTTCAACAACAATTCTTTCGTTTTGTACATTAGCTTCTTTGTTGTGCAAAAAACCAGTGTCTAAATAACACCAGAACGGTGGTATATCTATGTTTAGGTAGTTACTCATTTACAACTTTCTTTAATTTCTTTTCTGCGCTCTTGATAGTCTTAAGAGCCGCAGCTGTTAGTTCATAATCTTGCTTATAAACTTGCAAAGCGTCCAGTATTCTCCAAGCCTCTGTCTTTGTTATATCTATTTGCGCCATTAAAATAACTCCTTGATCTTGTCATAGATGAACGAAGATATATCTGGGTTTTCATTTAAAAATTCAAGAGTATTATTAGAGCCTTGAAATTTAAAAAATCTTTCGATATCTTCTTCTTTGTCGCCTACATTGTTTTCCTTAAGGAGTTTTTGAACAGTAGGGTGCTGAATATCGTCTAATGCGCACTGAATTGTATACCAAGCTCCAGCAGTCTTGATTAATCTGAACTCACATGCGATTTGTACAACTTCCTGTGTTTCGTCAATACCAACCCCATAACGTATCCAACTTTCTGCTGTGCTATTTGGAAGACCGCCAGCACAAGATGTTTTGATTGTCCAGTTTGCAATTTGTCCAACGTGTGGACCACTGTCTTTTGGAACTTGCCACCTACCTCTATGCGTGATAACCATGTTAGTTCCAGCTTGATACTGTAACATATTTCCACAGTCTGCCATCTTTGATGGAGCGTAGGGTGAACCACCAGTATTAGCAATATTGTGCGTAATGCACGTAAGTATAGTTTTATTCTTCATGAGCGTACCGCTTATGCGCTTGAAAAACATAGATAGCAACCTTGGCAATGCGTTACGGACACCAGTTCTGATTTCACCGTCTAGTTCATCTTGAGGAACCATGTTTGATAGAGAATCAGCTATTATCAAGCATCCCGGATCATTATTTATATAGTATTCAATAATGTTTAGGAAATCTTGTGCTGACAAGATCTTGTCATCTGTGGATTCTACAATCAGTATTTTGTCTGCTTGCAAACCTTTGATGCCATCAAAATTTTGGCGTGACAATCTACCCTCCGTATTTACATAGATT